AAAGTATAAAAAAGAACTAAAGAAGTATAACCGCTCTGTTGATAAGCTTTGCCATGACTGAGTTTGACACGAGTCTTAACATCGGCAAGCTAAGAGAGGCAGAGTTAATTGAGTTCTTTCAATCCCTTGGGCATAAACCTGTTGCAATACCAGGTAAGTTCACAGGATTTGATTTCTTCTTGGCAAATACTAAGGAAGCATACGAAGTCAAACAGGATTGGAAAGCTCATTACTCTGGCAATCTAGTGGTGGAGATCGAGATGTATGGTAAACCATCCGGGCTAATGGGAACAACAGCAGATTGGTGGATCTTTGATACGAAGGATGAGTTTATATTCATCACTCCAAAGCGACTCAAAGATATGATCATTGAGAAGAATCCACCCCTGCGAATGTTCACAGGAAAGGGTGATACACAACCCAAGAAAGCATACCTAATGCCCGTGGAAACAATAAAAAAATACGCTAAAAAGGTAGTCTTGAGGAAAGGTATACTACAAGCACCTACACTTAAATACAATGGGAAAAATTAACAAAATAATGAATAAGATATTATTTACTGCAATGTTTATCACCGCAATAATCACCTGGTTATGGATGATTTTTGCATGGACATTGGCAATCATAGGAGCATAAAAAATGACAACAGAAAAACAAGATTTACGAGTTAAAATAAACAACGAAACACATGCATTGTTAGATGCCTACTGCGAGCAGTCTGGTACAACTAAGGGACAAGTTTTGACTGACCTAATATGGGTCAGTATTCCACCTCGCCTCGCGCACACGCGACATATTCTGAAGAATATGTATATTAATAAAGTATGTAGCACACCTGACATTTCTGAGGTCAAAAGCAAGACCCGTGGAAAGCGATTATTACCTGCTGATTTTTCACCTGACAAGCTCATCGCAGATAAAGCAGGCATCGACTACGATGGTGCATTAGAAGCATTCAAAGATTGGGCAAATGCAGGTGGCAAGAAGTATGCCGATTGGGATGCCTGTTTTCGCACTGCATGCAAAACATGGTTAAAGGAAAAGTTTCCACACCTTCGCAAAATAACATCTAGCCAAACCACGAAGGGTCTTAGATTTTGATTGATTTTGAATTAGCAGAGCGAGCAGTGTTGTCTGCCATGCTCAGAGATGAGAGTGGCGTGGCAACTGCACAAGCAGGTGAGTCTCTCACCAAGGATGACTTTAGTAGCATGGATCGATCCTCGATCTTTGAGACGTGCCTTGAGTTAGCACCTGCAAATGAGGTTGATGTTATCATTGCCAAGCCAGAGCTTGCAGATGAGGTTACCTTTCTCAGCGAGAAGTATGGTGGTGGATCTATCTCCAGGTACATCGAGTATCTGATTGAGTATCGTAACACGAGAAGCGTGGAGCGTGCATTGTGGCAAGCAACTGATGACCTCAAAGCAAGTAAACCAGCAGAAGAGATTTCTCAGACATTCGTTAACACCATTGCCAAGTCACTTTCTCAAAGGAAGGGCGTGGTAAGTTGTGGTGCTGCAAGCAAGCAAGCATATGCTGAATTTCTTGAAATTGATGCAGGTGGCACACAAGCAATCCCAACAGGCTTGGAAAAGTTAGATGAAATACTTGGTGGTGGATTCAAGAAGGGTAGCTTGTATGTCCTTGCAGCTAGACCAGGAGTAGGGAAGTCTGCTCTTGCCATACAAATGACCTATGAGACTGCCAAGCGTGGTTTACGGGCAAGCTACGCAAGCCTTGAGATGACTGCACAGGAATGCAGTGCGCGTCTCTTGAGCAATGTCAGTGGTGTACGCAAACCAACAGGCAAGGGATTACTCAATGCCGGACACAAGCAAAAGCTAGAGAAGCAAGTGCAAGCAATGCAATCATGGCCAATTACCTTCAAGGATGATAACCAAGCAACCATGCAATCAATTGAGGCATTCATTGCTAAACAAAGATTGGAAGGCGAGCTTGGTTTAATCGTTGTCGATTACTTGCAGCTACTCTCTTCACCTGGACATGACTCACGAGTGCAAGAGGTTAGCCACATTTCTCGTTCCTTGAAAGCAATTGCCATGAATTATGATGTACCTGTGCTTGCCCTTTCTCAGCTTAACAGAGCGTTAGAGTCACAGAATAGAAACCCCATGCTATCCGACTTGCGTGAGTCTGGAAGCATCGAGCAGGATGCAGACTGCGTACTTCTCTTGCATCGTGAAACAGAAGTAGATCCGATCAGTGATGACATCATTTGCAATGTAGCGAAGAACAGAAATGGCGAGTTGCGTGCTGCCAAGCTAACCTTTACCAAACCAACAGGTCGTTTCTCGACCCGTGTAGATGCAAGATTGCATGATAAGAAACCATTTTAGACTACAAGTGACTTACATTATCACTCATAGTATGCCATTGCGTTACGAGCATGGGGTCTAGAAATCGCTTTAAAGTAAAAAGAAGGGTAACATACCCATGTGGGTATTAAAACGCCTTCAAGAGGCTATATGACCTAAAGATGTCTTTTATCTGATAATATGATTATGGTATTCGTATAATCACGAGTATTCACTAGACTCAAAGTTTGGATCTAACCTTGGATCTGTTTCATAGATTACTTTACGCTGCATCTCTTGTTTCTCTTCCCATGGGAAAACACTTGCTGGTACACCATCCCTCCATGCTACGAAAGTGCCATGCTTAGAATCATCATCTATCGCTTTACCATTTTCCTCAAACAAAGATACGTGACATTTCTCCTCAATGTGTTTCATGTTTCTATTCCATGCGTGAGTACCTGTTCCATACTCTGAGTCAATATTTTCTACAAGAGATGCGATCTTATGTTTTATTAATAGCTCAGTATAGCAATGCAAGTAAACTGCATCATCATCAATATTACCATGCCATGTACCTTCCATGGTATCTTGTGTTGTCTTTGTTATATCAAATTCTAGTTCTAGTTTCATAGTATATTTTTAGTTAGTATTCTTGTTAAATTTCCTCGCCCACCATGCAAGCACTTTCGGCACAAACTTGAGCGCTATGAAGAGCGCCATGCCCATGGCGAGCTTTGGGAGCAGTGAGTTGTTTTCTTGTTTGCTCATGCTGTTTCTCCCCAGAGCTTAATTGCAAGATCCAGGTTTTTCTTCATGTTGTTTACCTCTTTCTTTGCATAGGTCAAAGAATAGGAGTGCAGTCTTTTTTCTGGAAACTTTTTAAGTTCTTCATGTTCCTGCTTTGCGTCTTCAAGTTTGAATCTAAAAAACTCAATACTTTCCGGCATAGATAAATTAATATCCTTTTGTTTCTTGTCCCAATATTTTGCACGCTGTTCATAATTCTCTGCCTTTGTGTTTTCTTCAATACTTTTGCTCATTGCATTGTGCGAGCGTGCAAGTGCTGCCCGGTGAGCTTTCTCGCTGTGATGGCCTACTAAAATAGGTTGACCTAATGCTATGCCCGTGCGCTCCTCACTCATGCTCGACTTGTCGTAAAAATCAAAACTTTTACTTGCTGCCCGTGTGGAATAGTCTCTCAATCTTTCTGACTTGTTTCTCGCTCTTTCTTGGTGGTTAAACCCGTCAACTCTGGTAATGCTGTAAAGAAAGTTTCCTTCCCTTGTTTGACCAAGAAAATTGTGGATTTCATGTTCGTTCTCTTTTCCGTATTTTGTTTCTAATGTTATGATTTCACCTTTTGCATGTTCTTGATTGCATTCAGCAACGTAGACATTTGCACAATATTTTTTATATTTATTCATTTGTATAATCTTTCTGTTTGTTTGTATCGATTTAACCAAGCTTGCGCGTTTCTCATTGTGTCAAACTTGCCCTCAATAATTGACCAGGTTGACCCGTTGATATGATTTGCAACGCACCAGCCTCCTAATGGATCTTGCAATACTTTCATACTGTTTCTCCTTCCACCTTATCCAAGATTGCACGCAAGTTGTCTCTTTCAAGATCCGCACCACTATCTCCGCTATTGATTAAGTATGTGAGACATTTCTCAAACAGTTTGCATTGCTCTAATAGCTCAGGTGCTGCTGCAATTAACCGGGCATCTTCATCACTTGAACTTATGAATTGTGCAATGACTAGATTTGTATCTTTCTCTTGCAAGTTAAGGTAATCTCTTTCTTGCACCAATTCCCATGGCCCTTGTGTGTGTGTTTCTTGTTTCTCGCTCATAATTATATCCTTGTTTGTAATTCTAATTTAAGTTGTTTCTCCTCATGCATTGCATGCTTGCATGCCCCCGTTTCACGGGGCAATGCCACATGCTTTGCACGCTCCCTTTGCTCTCTCTGTTTCCGTGCTTTCTCGCCTATCTCAATCAAGCGAGACACGGCGATTGGAAAGAGTTTTGTGGCGTGGTTCATAACTCTCTTTTGTACTTTTCTAAATGAATTAACACATCACGAAGCAACTCATCATTGTCATTCTCGTTGAGATGCAAATGGAGCAATTCAATCAATGTATTTATTATTAAATCTATTGCGTGTTTCATGCTAATAATTCCTTTAGTTTCTCTTCCACTTGCAGTTGCATACCAACTTCATCCCAATCACTGAAATTAGATTGATCAAATTGTATATCTTGTATTCCAATTTCTTGCATATCTTCAGTGATAAAAGACTCAATATTTACTCTTTCAATTCCTTCAATGTCTCGAAATGTGAGATTGATTTCACCTTTATCATGTTGATTATTTTGCATGTTTGCAGAATAACCTTCTGCAGTTCCGGTTATTAAAACGTTTCTCGAATTAATTTTGATTGGCAAATCCTTAAAATTGAATTTCCAGGTAGGTATAAATTCTATGTCTATGTTCATGCTAGTTTCTCCTTTACCAAATGCGTTTAATCAACATGCCACCATCTTCATGCATGTAATAATCGTGATCTATTTCACCATGATAGCTTCGTGCTTCATCACTATATGTATTTGGTGGGCGATCTAGTTTTTCCATTAGCTCGCTAAAGGTGATTTGCTCGCCTTTGTAATTCCAATCTTTCTTATTAGCACCTTGTGTAATATCATAAAGATTTGAGCCTCTATATTCCGCTTCCAATGATTGCTTGGTATGTATTTCTACAATTCCCGCACATCTGAAATCACAAAGGTAATGATTCTTAGTTGCGTCTATGTTCATGCTAGTTTCTCCTTTGCTTTTATAT